TGAATGTTCAAATCTTTTAAATAGTCAAGGAAAAATTAAAATATTTAACCAATCAGAAAATCAAATAAATAAAATTCTTAATTATTTAAATCGATCAACTACAACAAATAGTTATTTTTCAATAAATGATTTGAGAGAAAATAATATTCCAATAATTGTTTCAACAAAACAAGTGATGTATCCTGATCTAGTCAATGATAAATTCACTTGCAATGCATATGATAGAACATTGTCATATCCAGAATGGAAACCAATACAAACTTTTAGAATTTTGATTGATTTTGATGAAAATTTTGAGTTTGTAAATAATGGTGAAAGTCTTAATCCATACATTGATGTTTTTGATAAAGATAAAAGGTTAAATAAAAAATATAATCAAAAAAGATATACAATACATATTGATTCAGTCAATAGTTCTGACCAAAAAACTTTTGAACATAATGGAGAAATTCATAATTATAAAAATTATCCTTATATTATAATTACTCCTATAGATTTCCCGTTGTACAGAGAAGTTTACAATAATTCTTTCAATAACCTAGTCAAGCTTTATCCTGATTTTGTTGATTTTGTTAATAATGAATTCAAGAATATAAATAAGAAAAAACTTGATGATTTTATGGAATATAATAAAGAAGAGAATCCATGGTTTAAAAATCATGATGAAACTAAGAATGATATGTTTTTAAAAATAGATTCTAAAGATTATTCGGATATTGACACAAATGGTTTAATCAAATCAAAGAAAAGATATATGGAATATTGTTTTTCTAATATTGTAAAAATAAAAAATTTTGATAAAAATGTGGGTTATATCAAAAATATTTCTTCACCAAAATCAGAAATAACTAGAATAAGAACAGATAGTATAATAAATATTAATGATTATAATGGAAATATATTGGATATAATTGCACTTGATCATTCAAAAAATAAATCCAAGTTTATTTTATTTGAAATTGATTCTGACAATAATTCTGTGATGAAACCAAATATTGATCTTGAAAATACATTTTCATTTAATTTGAACAATAAAAATATTATTAGAATAAAACAAGGAATAAATAATGTTTTATTTTTAAATAATAGTTTTAAATTGACCACAACAGATATAGAATATGATTTATCAAATCACAACACTGATAGAACAATAATAGATATGTGTTATTACAAAGACAATTATGTGATATCTCTTGATGATAATAATAGTTGTGTGATAACAACAAATAATGAAATTAATTTTCCTTTATTAAATATTAATTCAATCATTTCAACAATAAAACCATGTCAATTGTATTCTTCATATAATTATTTTGCAATGTTGACTATAAATAATGAAATTTATTTATTTGACGACAACAATAATTATGTAAAATTATTTGATGATCTTAAAATAAATTCAATAAATTTAAATAATAATACAATTTTAGGATTAGACAATAATAACCAAGTTTATTATTATAATATAAGTGATGGAATACAAAATATTTCAGATAAAATACTTTTGAATAATAATGTATATAAAATAGTTTCAACAGACGATTTTGCTGTTTTGTTAGATTACAATGGTAATTTAATTTCACAAAAATTATTAGGTGAAATTCCAGATAAAATCAATAATATTAATAATACTGATATCATTATAGATCTATATATCGTGGATAATGATTTAATAATTAAATGTTTGTAAAATCCATTAAATGTTTTCAATAATTTTAACTAGTTGTTGAGCTCGATTAATAAAAGTATGTTCTTTATTGGCAAACATATATCCATTATATCTAATTTGATTAATACAATTTATATTTTGTTCGTCTAATATAAAATTAATTTTTTCCATTAAATTAATTTCATTACAAGAAATGTAATTTACATCTTCAATAAATCCATGTTGTTTCATTTCATTTTTTGTGTTATTATTAAATGCTAACAACAATGAACCATAAGAAGGAATTTCAAAAAATTTACCAAGCAAATAATTTCTGATACTTTCATCACAAAAAGTGCATATGTAACTATTGACTAGTTTGGCAAACATAACACCGCAATTATTGTTATTTCCAGTTTCTTCTAAATATTTTGGTGGATTGACAATAACAATATTGTCATTTGTTTTTGCTATTTGACCAAGTAAGTAGCGGTAAGGGTATATATTTTTATTTAAATGTCCAACTATTAATATTTTTTTTATTGGATTTTCGTCATATTCAGTTTGATATGCAGATGCATGTAAAAATGAACTGTACTTGTAATTTAATCCAAAATATTTTTCAAATAGATAACTATATGTGGATAAAATTATTTTGGATTTATTAAAAGCTTTTTTTTGTATTTGTTTTATTCTATTTGAGTGATGTATGTCATCAATAATTAAAATGGTATTAAAAGATACATTATCTAAATCAAAATTAGATACAAGCTCAAATTTTCCAAATAAAATAATATTTTTTGGTTTTTTTCCAAATTTATTTTCAAGATATTTATCGAGATTTGATTTATTTTCATTTATTAAATATGTATCAATATGATCAAAATTATGTTTTTCAATTAAATAATTAAACATATTATGAATCCAATGATATGTTGTGACATATTTATTATCACTCAAATGATTCTTAATTAAATCATAATTTTCAACAATTAAATTCATTTTATAGTTAAACATTTATTTTTTAAAAATAGGTATATGAGGGTAGCCCTTTGTTTTAGTGGTGCGATCAGGACATTCAAAACTTGTTTTCCATCAATCAATAGATATTTGATACAAACATTACAGCCTGATATTTTTGTATATGGTTTAAATTATGACGTTAATAATGATTTACAAGTGAATTTTAAAATAATTGAAAATGAATGTTCACCTGACTATGTAATATCAAAATTATCTCCAAAAAAATATAAATTTGAGTCATTCACTAAAGACTTGGAAAAAGAAAAATTGGAAAAAGCAGGATTCACAGGCAATGAATTTTTAGATGAAAAACAAAAAAATTATGGGTTTAATGCCATTGGTATGTATCATAGCATTATGACATGTTTCGAGTTAATGGAAGAATATAGTAGAGATAATAATATCAAATATGATTTAATTATAAGAGCCAGAATGGATTTTATTTATGAAGATTTTATTTATCCACATTTTTTTGAAAAAATTAATAATACTTTGTTTTTGGTGAGAGATAGATATGCAACACATAGCAAGTTGGAAACAAATGATAAATTTTTTGCTGGTGATTTTGAAATTATGAAAAAAATGTGTAATGTTTTTTCAGAAATTAAAAATTATTATCAACAAAATATATTTATTGAAGGACAAACTATCATGGAAAAATTTATCAAAAATAATTCAATAAATGTAAAATGGATTGGACACAAAGACACATATTATAAATGTATGAATAGACACAAAAGACATATTAAAACAATAAATATTATGATTGACAAACTGGACGAATTTGTTTTATTTAACTTGGGTTTCGAGCTATTGGAAAATGGTTATAATATTTACACAAATAATAAAATTAATAACTATATAAATGTTTTAACTAGTTTTGAAAATTTTAAAATGGAAAAAAATGATTTGATTAATTTTGAAATTAAATTTGAAAACAATGAAATTGAAATAAAAAATTGTCAAAATAATAAAGTAAGTAAATTAATTTTAAATAAAAATATAAAAATATATGGACCAAATAATGATGAAATAATCTGTTATGATAAAAATAATATTTACATTGATGATGTAGTTGATTTCATTATTTCCATAATTGAATATGATGATTATCAAAATTTTTATGTTGATAAATCTGAATTGACAATTAATATAAATTTAAATGAAAAGATAATTTTTAAATATTTGGACAGAGGATATTATTTTTCTGAAATAATTAATCATAATAATAATATTTATCAAATTAATGACAAATTAACAAATAATTTGAAGAGAAATAATTTTAAAATATTGAATATGTGTAAATATTTTGAGGACAATATACTACCTTCCAATAAAAGTGATGATTATAAAAAAAATAAAATAGAATTATGGAATATATATAAAACAAAAACTTCTTTTTAGTAATAATGAAATTCGACATGGTTTTAACTGCATGTGATGATAATCCATTATATCTAAATTGTATTCCTTGTGTTTTTGATTGTTGGAAAAAATTGTTTAATGTCAGTTGTAAATTAATTTTAGTTAGTAAAACAATACCTGACATTTTGAAAGATTACAAAAATGATATCGAATTATTCGTTCCTATAGATGGGATACATCCAGCGTTTACAGCACAAGTTGTTAGAATTTTATATCCATGTTTATTTTCAAATAATACAGTTCTAATTACCGATGCTGACATAGTTCCATGCAATAAAAAATATTTTGATTATGATGATTTTGATGATAATATGTTTGTTACATTTAGAGATAAATATATTAAAGACAATATGTTGGCAATGTGTTATAATATGGCAAAAGGTCAAGTGTGGAAAGAAATTTTTAAAATAAATAATACAGTTGATGTAAGAGACAGAATAAAAGAATGGTATAATTATGAATATACAGGAATTAAAAATTGTCCAGGATGGTTCACGGATCAACAAAAATTATTTGAATATGTTAAATTATTTGATCAGAAAAGAGTGAAATATTTAAAAGACGAAGAACTAAAATTCAATAGATTGGACAAAAAACAAAAAATATACATATTGACTAATTTTGAAATTGTGAAATTAAATGTTGAAACATTAAAATACACTGATTTTCATTTAATTAGACCATTTTATAAATATGAAAAATTAATAAAACAAATTATTGAAGAAATTATAAAAAGTAATTAAAAAAATACCATGTTAAAATAAAATATAATGAGTATTTTTTTAATTAGTGATATTATTGATTTCACAAATCAAGACAATATATTTCATTTTTCGTTAACCAAAGGTTATTTATTGGCTGAAGGTTTTGCTAAATTTATGAACACATTTTATTTGACAACTGGAGTTACTGAAACAAAAAATAATGTTAATTTAATAAATATAAATGAAATTGACAAATCATTCTATAAAAATATACAAATAATTTTATTGATAAGAGAAGATAATATAATCGAAATTATCAAAAAAGTACCATATTTTGAAGAAATTATTTTTTCAAAATCTCATAAAATAGGTATTAAAAGTGATACATTAAATTGGATGAAAAATTTAAATAATCAATTCCAACAATATTATAGCAAAAATTCTTCAGAGTTTGTCAATGAATATTTTCATCACGTTTATGTTCAAACTTTAGAATTCAAGGATTTATCAAAAAATATTTACAAAAATGGAAATAAAATAAAAATATCAAGAATGGGAATACCAAACAATGATCCTTATCAAAACCAATTAGATTTTTTTGATTATAATAAATATGATTACATGGTTGATTATTTCAACACATTAACTTGTGGAAAAGCATTAAATCCATTAATTTTGACAGAAAAAGGAAGAAATTATGTAAAAACAAAATTTGATATGACAAAAAAAAGAATAAAATTGGTTTATATGGGAAGATTAAAAAATGATAATGGTAAAATTTTATACATGCTTCGTGATATCATGAACAAACTAGGAGATGAATATGAACTTCATATTTTTCCTGGTAGATTTATTTTACCAGATTGTTCTATAACTGTATTTAGTCCAAAATTTCCTTGTAATTTACAGGTTTTAAGAGATAGTATGTTTTATTCATGTACCAATGTATTTGTTCATTATCCAATTTCACACGAGGACAAAGCAAAATATTTGTTTAACTTAGATATTGGAATTGATTTTTCATCAGTGAGACCATTAAATAAAAAAACTCCGGCTGGTGGAGCTAAACTTTTGGAATATTGTTATTATGGTTTAAAAGTTATTGCTGAAAAAAATATTAATAATAGTGATTTAGTGACGAGAGGTAAAAATGGAATATTATTGGAAAATATAGCATCTGTTGATGATTATGTTAATGGTATAAAAGAATTGAGTAAATCAATATATGATCGTCAATATGTTATAAATACAACAATTCAAACTAACAATTGGGATATTATTGCAAAAGAAATTTATGAAGATTTCATGTGTGATATTATTTCTTGAACACAATTATACCAATTATATTTTTGTTTGTTAGTTAACGAAATTTGCTTGTGATCAAATTGTTTTCTTGATATTTCATATATATTTTCCCATAAACTATCATCACTTGTATATGAAATTGATTTAGCTTTTTGTGGTTGTTTATTAACTAGGTCATTTCCTATTAATTTGCCTAAAATTTCATCATAATAATTTTTACCATCACTTAAAGTGTCCAAAGCAACATTAAAACATCCACAAGCTCCACTTTCTAAAATAACTCTAGGATAGGCATCACGACCACTAAAGAGTAAGTTAATTCTAGTTAAATTGTATAAATCAGTTAAATCATCTGGTGTTAAATTATCAAAATTCAGTAATTTTATATTTTTAAAAGTAATTGAATTGTTTTTGGTTATGTTCTTAATATATTCTATATTTCCAACATAAACACACATAAATTGTTCATTTTTTTTATCTAAATATTTCATAAATTCAAAAAATAATGAATGGTTTTTAGTTAATTGATTATGTGTTGCTACAAAACAGAAATCGAATATTCTAATTTTATTTTTAAATACAAAATTATCTGTACAAAATTTTTTAAATGTTAAAGAGTTTTTATAAACTAAATTGTAATTATCATCTTCATGAATTAGTGTTATATCAAATAAATCACATTTTTTTTGAACTAGGTATTTATTTTCTATAATTTTAATGTCATTAATAATTTTATAATCGTATTCGTAAACCAGAGATGTTGCAGGATAAGATATTGAATATGCTTTTGATGGTATTAGATCTTTGTAAATATTATAATATGTTCCTCTAACAAAATAAAAATCTCCATTATTGAAATTCATTAATGATTGTAAATCCTTAATTTTCCAAATAAAACAATCGTAATTCAAAGTTGGGAAGAATTTTGATATTCTACAGAAGGTGTTGTTTGATAAATTATTATCACAAATAATATAATTGATAACATTAGTTTTTTGGACTTTACACATTTCTATAAATAATTTAAAATACATGTCATAATAAAAAAAATAATTCATTTCCTGTTTGTTATCAATTTCCGTAAAAATAAATTGGGTTTTATCTTTTATAATATTATCATAATTATCGTTCCAAACACCTGGGATTTTGTAAATTCCGATAGCTTTTTTCTTAGTTTCATCACTCATGATTTTTTGAAAAATATTTATTAATTCCAATTTAACATTTTGTTTACTTGGTCCATAATATTTATATTGATTGATACAACAATCTTTTATTTTAATTATCCATTCATCAATATCGTTTTCAATTCTAACAATGCATTTTGGGTCTAGATTTTCATGATTTCCAACACTTGTAGTAGTAACAATATTACAATTGGCTGTAATTCCCTCAAATAAAATGTTTGGACTAGAATCATAAAATGAAGGAATCACAATCACTTTTGTTTGTTGTAAAACATCAAATAATTTATCATTATCTAAGTTATTAAAAGTTTGTAAATTGGTTTCTGGAATAATTTTATGATCAAGACCAATTATAATTTTCTTAAATGATTTTAATTCATCATGTAACAAAAGTTTTTTTGCTAATTCTAAATTTTTACATTTTCTTTTCCAGGAATATGCACAAAAAACAACATCGATTGTTTTATCATTGAATTTAATTATATTATTTTTATGATGATTAATATTTGATAGATAAATTGGATGTGCAAGTTTATTTCTGATATTTGGATATGAATTGTATATTATTGAATATGTTAATTCTGAATTAGGAACTATTAAATCTGCTTTTTGCATTGCAAACAAATCCAAATATTTGTCATTTATTTTAATAAAATCATAAATGTTATCTTTTTCAACTAATTCTTTATTACAAAATTTAATTTCATTGAAATTTATTTGTGAAACAAAATTAAGATTTTCTAAACTTGTAAGTTCTCTTAAACCAGATGGTGAAAATATTATTTTGCAATCATTAAAAATTTTTGAAATAATAGAACAAACTTTATAATTTTTACAAAACACAATTGAAATTTTACCATAACTCTTTTCAATATCTGATTTTATAATATTGATTTTTTTTTCTATTTCAATATCTAGTTTGGCACAAAATAAATTTGCAATGTTATGGGGATTTTTTAATGTTCCAGTATCATTTATAAATAATCCAAAAGCATTATTTTCAAACACTTTGATCATATTATATACATTTGTGCCAGCACCACCAACAAATGGATTATCTGTCGCGACAAATAAAATATTTTCATTAAAATTTTTATTTGTGAATTTTTCATTTAAAAAAGGAATTAATTTTTCACTTGTTTTAAAATTATTAAAATAAATTTGTTCATAATAATCATAATCATTCAGAATTAAATTTATTTTTTCAATCCATTTATCACTATCATATGAATCCAAAACAAAAAAAGGATTGATAAATTCACTAATACCACTATTTTTAGTAATTAGTGTTATTGTATTAGGACATTCAATAGACACAATAGAATAACTTTCTATTAGGGATGGAACGAGTAATATTTTTGATTTTTTAATTGTTTTAATTGTCGATTTTTTATTTAAAAAACCTTTGTGAATACAATCTGAAATTATTTTATCAGAACCCACGCCAACACAAACTTTAATTAGACATGATAA